CTTTTCCATTCATTCCTATTTTTGCAAAGTGTGCCATATGTTTCTCCTTATATATTAATTTTAAAGTTGTGTAAATGCATATTAATTATTGAAATTTGTACCTTATTATAACTATACCAGATCCACCGGTACCAGAATTAGATGATCCTGGACCACCTGGTGATCCTCCACCTCCACCTGTGTTTGCAGTCCCTGGAGTAGCATCTCCTGGATTTATTGCACCTGCACCACCTCCACCTTTACCACCTGTAGAGCTTGCTCCTGGACTTGGGGCTGGCACATCTGTTCCTCCACCACCTCCACCTGCATAATATCTAAATGAACCACAAGGTTGACCGTTAGCACCAAAAGCTGTTGGAATTCCTGCACCATCTCCTCCTGGACCACCTGCATTTGTACCTTGACCTGGACCTCTTGCTGAATTTCCTACAGCCATAGCTCCACCACCTCCACCACCGCTTGAGTTACAGGATACACCATCATAACCTGAACCACCTGCATTTCCTTGTGACGGTGATACTGGTGGAGTATTACCTGTTCCTCCTGCATTTGGTACACCACCTGGATTAAAATAATGATTTGCTGGTTGAGGACTACCTGGATTACTTTGTGTTCCTCTTGATCCACCACCTGAACCTCCTGGACCACCTGCAGAGTGTCCCGGTAGTGTTGGTGTGCCTACTCCTGTATTAGAAAAAGGAGAACTAGTTCCTGAAATTGGACTGGGTTCTCCTCCACCTCCACCACCACCAGCGCCTGTTAGTGTTGAAAAAGTTGAAATATTACCATTACTTCCTTGAGCATTACCAGGGTTCACTCCTACTGCACCTCCACCACCAATTACAACTGGATATGATTGAGCTGAAACTGGTAAACCAGCAGGTGCAGCCAAAGGTTTTCCTGGGTATGTTGCAGGAGCTAAAGAAGGTGATGCAAATCTAAATCCACCACCTCCACCTCCACCTGATGAATTAGGTCTACCACCGCCACCACCTCCACCTACAACTATATATTCTACCGCATTACAAGCAGGTGTTGAAGCTGTTTGAGACACTGTAAATGTTCCTGGGCCTGTAAATGTATGAATTTTAAAATCACCGCAAGTTGTTGTTGTTCCACCTGTTGCAGCAATAAATCTTTCTCCAACATACCCTGTTCCTTCTTCAACCGCTAACCAACCTTTTGTTGCATCAGCATAAACTAAAGTTAAACTTTCATTATTTGTATCTCTTACACTATCATTAGCAGAACCATTTAAATTAGATCCAGCTCTGCCTATTGTTAAATTAGCTGTTGCAAAATTACCAGCGTAATCTTTAAGAGCTACAATATCTCCAACTGATGGAGAACTTGGTAAAGTTAATGTAAAAGCTCCTGTAGTTGCTGTGTCACAAAAATATCCTTCACCAGATACTGCTGTAAAGTTTGCTGTTTTAATTGACGTTTGCCAATTAACGGATCCATTTCTTCCAAATCCTGATTGTGATGCACCTGTTCCAAGTGTTACTGTATCACCAGATTCACCTAGTGTTAATGTTGTTCCACATTGTGGGGCTACTGTATTTACTTCTATTTTACTCATTAAACTATTACCAACGTTCCTGTTACTGTTATTGTATTAACAAAAGTTACTGGACCTGCTAATACTGCGGACTCAATAACCATATCTTTGTTATCAAGCGTTTCCGCATGTGTATAAATTTGTTCTGATCCCGGTTTGTTACCGATATATATTGTGTTATATAAACTATCCATTTATCCTCCTATGCACTTATTGAATCAACAACGCTAACATAAACATCAGCACTTGATGCTGTATCTGACTCTACTTTTAATACGTCAGTACTTTGCATCACAAATTTAGCACCGCCTGAAACAAGCTCTACAGCACTGTTTGGTGGAATGCTTAAATCTTTACAAATGTATCTAGTTGTAGACCCTCCTACACTTACGAATACATCTATTTTGATTGCTGAAGTTAATATGTTTGCAATTCTGATTCCAATGACTGCATCATTTGAATTTGCTGTAAATACTGTACCTGCACTGTTTGTTGCTTGTACTGCATATCTAGTAAAATCTTGTGCCATATTCCTCCTATAAAGCTATTGCCATTGCAACAGCAAATCCATTACTTGCTGCACCTACTGGTACACCACTTGCATCTAAATAAACTGATTTACTTGCAGGCATTGTACAAAATACACTTAGTGTACTTGAACCACCTGAATTAAAATTAACTAACGAATCACTGTTAGAAGATGAAAGCACAGTTGATCTTGATAAAGTATCTGGAGTTGCATCCGTAACGGTTCCTATTCCAACTTCAAAATTAGCTGTACCTTCTTCAAAGATACAGTAATAAGTTGTGTTACTGTTTCCAACACCTGCAACAAAAGTTTCAAAACCTGTTACAGCTCCTGCTAAATTTATTGTACCAGTACCTTGTGATGTACTAGTTTCTTTTACTCTATCGTTTATTACTAGTGCCATTTATTCTCCTATGCCATGCTTATAATTGCATTAGCTGGTGTTGCTGGATTAGGATAAGTAATTTTAAATGTACCATTAGTACAAGTCTTATCTCCTCCAAAATCTAATACTACAACTAACGGATCACCCGTAGCTGTATCATTATAAATAGCTGCGTACGCTGCTGTAAACGTTGCACTCGACCAAGTTGAATCTCCAAAATCAACTGAAGCAACAGCTGTTGAAGATGCAACTGCTTGAGACGATAAATCTTGTCTTGTATAGTTACTACTTCCACCTGTGCTGACTTCGTTTGTTGCAGAGACTGTTGTACTTGCTGTTGTGTAAACAGAAGCAATTGATCCTGTGTACAAAGCTATCTTAAATGTATTTCCACCCGACGCAAAGTTGTGTGTTCCTGAAAACAACTCTCCACGAAATGAGTTTGGTATTACGTTAGCCATATGTTTTTATCTCCTTAATAATCTGATGGAAAAGGTGATTTAAGAGCTGTCCGAATAACCCCATCTTGATATTCGTCTCTGCGTCTTCTACCTTGTTGTTCGATAGAATACGTTTGTAAAGCATCATTATATGCTTGCGTATAGTATTGTACCATATCTGGCGGACCTTTCAAGTACCCATATGCATTGACCAAGGACCCATATAAAAGTAAGTCTTGATATTTGTTAGACAGATAAGTCCCATTTGTACTTGGTGGTGCAGCCCCTGTAGTTACAGTTATGCTTTCAGGCTGTTTAATATAAGCTAAAGTTATTTCATATTGAGCATCTGGAGTAGGTGCTACTACCCAAAAATTAGCATCCCAATTAGCATAGTATTTAGGTAATCCTTGTGCTGTGCCTGGAGTATCATAATAAGTTGCCATATATGAAGTATCTTTTTTTTCTAAAAAAAACTGTGCTCCTGTGCTTGTATCTTTTAATTGAGCATATCTTATAATTCTTAAATCTGATGGAATAGTTACATATCTATTACCAGTTACTAAAGTTGAAGTAGCATAAAATCTATTGTCATCATTATCTGATGATCTGTAAATTTTGTTTTCTGCATTTTTAATTGTTGTATCTAAAATAGCATCAGTTAAAACTGTGCTACTAACTTCAGTGTAGTTTCTAATATCGTCTCTTAAATTTGCTAGTGTGTAAGCCATTATACTGATCCTCTTCCTACTGGACTAAAATAAACATTTGGTCCACCACCAACTTCTGTTGTTGTTGCAGCAGTTGGTAACGTAAACGTAAACCCTGTATTTACCGTAATTTGAGCAGGCATGCCAGGATTATTTTGTGTTCTAGTTGTAATGCTAGCTACATTAAAAGCACCAAAAATACTTGCACCAACTTTATGTTCAAAAGCTGTTGTAGCTGGAGGTGTTATTCCTCTAAAAGGAGCATTAGTTGCTCGTGTTAAACCTGAAAGTGTTTGTGTGCCTGTTGTATTAGTTGTGTATTTTATAACTTCAAAATTTTTTTGTGGAACGTAATCAGGATTAGTTGCAGAAGGTGTTGTAAAACTTTCAATAAAAACATAACCTGATGATGGAAATTGAGTTGTTTCATTACAAACTATACTTGAAGATGTTGTTGTCATGTTAGTTGCTAAAACTGCAAAAGGAGATAGTAAAACATTATTTACACCTCCAACAGAATTATCTGTTACATTTAAAAATGTAACTGCGTCTCCAACTTGTAATTGACAATTATTTAAAGTTACTGTGGCTGTTGTAGTTGCATTCATAGATAATGGATCAGGATTTAAAATTCCTGGACTTGGTATAGAGGGTGATCTAGGTCTTGCATGTTCTAAAGCTTGTGGATCAGCACCATGTGGTTTAGGACTTACTTGTGGTGACTTTGGTTCAAACTCTGAAGTGTGAACTCTAGCGCCTGTCCACTCAACAACCATTTCTTGATATGGAAATGCTAAACCAGATCTATCAGAAATGAATTGTGCATATTTACCTGATGAAAATTTTGCCATTATCCATTACCTGGGTAATAAGTTTTTGGTGTTAAGAATGAACTAGAAGGTGAACCATCTTCTGATAATGCTCTTGCTAATTCATCTTCATATAATAATTTTAAAGTTTGTGTTCTATCTAAAGCCCATTTTTGTGAAAGGTAAAATGCTAAACCTGAAACCATACAAGGTACAAATCTATTTGGTACATCACCAACGTTATCGTAATTACCTGCGTCTGTAATTCTTTTTACAAAATTTATATACATGTAGTTTGCAGCTGCGGTTGCATCTGGTGTAGGATAAATACTTACAGTTGTTTTATCAATAAATCTTTGAACCCAATATTGTGAAGGAGTTCCCTTTGATAATTTATTTGAAAAAGCAGAATAAGTTGATCTATCAACTTTTGTCATTGGAGAATCAGATTGATTTGTTGTTCCATAGTTTTGTCTAAAACTAGCTTCCATAATATCGGATAAACCATAAACACTAGCTGGAGCCACAGTTGTTGTACTAGCTCCATCTGACGTGTCTCTATAAAATATGTATTCTGCTTGACCTTCTACTAAATCTATATTTGTATTTCCAATTTCCCAATAGTGTAAACCTCTATTTTCCCATTCTTGAAATAAAATATTTAAAGATCTTCTAGCTGCTTTTAATTGATATCCTGTAATACCTTGAACTCCACATCTTTCGTAAGCATCTTCAATTACTTCATCAATTGTAAATGATGCTTCAAAATTTGCAGTAGTAGAAA